CTCTCTTGTAAAATCGCACTAGGACCATTTGCTCCAACGTCCTAGACAAAGTCGATATATGACCGTCCATGCGGCTGCAGTCTGCACACACCACCTCCGCACTTCGAGAACATATCTCAGCCACTGATTCCGCGATACATTGTGGCGTCTTCCCAAAAGTGTACCACCTCTGTGTCACTAAATAATCATAGAAGGGATACATGAACCTACCATATTCTCGCTTATCATGCACCGGATAAGTTGTAATCATGCGAGGATCGGATGGTTTCTGGTATGGTTCTTTCTTGAGGAACGACAGACATGAATCCCGGGAGTCATCAGCCCCATCAACCCTGTCAAGCAATGCTCTTTGTGTTGGGCGATTTTGCCTCTCGTATACCTGCTCCACATCACAAGGATCCCCACTGTGCGCCAGAGAGTCCGGTATAAATAAATTCACGAACTCACCCATACACTGCAACAAAAATGGGGTTGGCCGCTCCATAGACTTCGCCTCTTTCTGGGGATTCAACACACGTCCATTAATCGAGGCGCGCTCATTACTCGCACATTGGTCCGGTACGAAAGCTGCGGGCACTAAAGGACACATGAAGCTAGACATCAAAGACTTCGTGTCAGCATCATAATCCTTCAGAGCTTCCAAAATCTGATACCTCCGCACCCCTACAACTGCCGGATACATGACGGTTGGTCGAGCACTCAAATTAGCTCGCAGGTAGTCCAATACCACCACCGCTTGGGCACGAGAATCCTCAGACTCTTCACGGAACCATGATTGGACACTTGCTATCGTTAAATTAACAGTGGCCAACCTAAAATGAGCTTCGATCGCATCAAACTTCGACTTCAGCAATTTTACTGAATTGCTTGATCCTAAGCGAGCGATAGATCTATAGAGACCATCCTTCTCTTGAACATCCATCACAGCAAACTCACCATGCACAAATTTGAGTCTTTGTAATGGGTGGGGATACAAAAACCAACGCACAAGCCATGAACCCCATGTCCATGAGCCAATAGGTACCAATAAAACGTACTCGTGGTGTGCGTCTACAGACCGGCGCTCCACTATATACGCTTTTGTGCGATAAAAATTCGACACTGTTACCACATCATGATGAAAATTCCACACTTCATGCAAATACTCAGCTCCTCCGGCAACTAAATACGAAAACTTGTTGTTCGGGAGAGCGGTAAAACTGTATTCGCCGGAGTAAGCGGTATCATGTGGCTGGAAAGTATACATAAAAACGGGGCAATCATGATCTAACAAGAATCTATGCAAGTTGACATAGTAGTCGGTATCAACCATGATGCAGAGGTCAGAGGGCCCAAAACTTTTTCTGTAAGCTGGATACACGGGAACATCTTTATACCAATAATAGTCCCGGGTATATAATAAGCTGGGGTCTTTAACATCTGCTGTAGACGCTTGAAAAACCACCGGCTGTAAGCCGGTGATCGCTCCCAAATTCTTTCCAACAATGACTGCACTGGACCTGGCGGCTGCAGAGAGAGGATGCGTGTGACTTGGATCACTCGCGACTCCCAATATGGGAATGACAATCTCTCTGAAAGCACCACGAAGTTGAGGGATAACTCGTATGTCACAGCGGTTGGTTTTTGAGGCGAAGTAGCTGGCAATGTATCTGACATTTGGTAATCGGTTCCAAAGCCTGTACGCTACAACAAGAGAGAACAAAATGAGGACAAAGGACAACAGAACGTAAGCCATCAGTGAACTGCTGATGCTAG